GCTGAAAGAAACAAACGCTTCAATAGCGCCGCGACACCCGTCAATTGACTTTGCCGCTATGTTAAGAATCGGAGTATATTCGACACTTCTTGGTACAAACCCCAAGTGGTTAGAAATAATTTTTATGGTATTTTATCTGAACTTTATGAACTTTCATTCGAAAGGATAAAGGGTATAAAATAGGATTCAATCCATAATTTTTCATACACGTTTCAAACACGAAGTAAGATAAATAAATCCTCGTAAATAACGACCTGGCTTCAAACCAATCCCCTTTAAAGGGATAGCCCTCGATTTCGATCGGATCTATTTATAATAAAAAGGTATTTGAACCGGTAATCGGACGATATTTCGGATTCCAAGAAGGATGATGAAATCTTCGCGCCTCGTCTGTGGGCGCAATCGTATACGATACTGGGTTGATTTTAGCATAGGTAAGACCTTGCATTCAAATATCAATTAATCGGGAACCTCTGACGGTAAAAAGTGAATTTTACCCCGAGAAATCGATTAACTAGCGCCTCGTATATTGGCGCCCAAAGAGATGAAAACAATTTCATGTAATCGCAGAATAATAAATGAATAATAAAAGCGATTAACTCGAACAGACCTCGATGCTCAGCGCAGCGCGCCAAGCATAAAGGATTCCGGTAGCGGCGTTCGTTATATTAATCTTAAGCGCGAATAAATCCGTGCCGTTCGATTTAATACAATCCTGCCACCAGCCCTGAATGAGGCCGTTCCCGGCGGGAACTCCATGAAATTGTGCGTTTTCCGCAACTACAACTCCATTTTTCGTTATGTAACACGAAAAAGTAGTCAATTCAGCAATGCTATTCGACAAGCTCAAAAATCCAGTTATCAAGTAACAGCCAGGCGGTACATAAAATGCACCGTCTAGCCCGACACGAGGTAAAATATGGAGAGCGTCGCATTTGCTTTCTAATTGATTGAGGTTCAGGGTATTATTACCAAGAACGAGGAGTTGGGGTGAAGAAACAAGACTTGATGTCCAGACGGATAGACCGCTAGGCTTTGACTTTGAAGCACCCTCCGATAAAGGAGAGGTGGGTTCAAAGAAATCAATCTCGTATTCCACCCAAAGTTTTCCGATGGGAGACGCATCTACGCAGTCATTGGTGAACAAAACCAATGCCAATGGATCGTAGGTTTTCAAGTCAGCGGCCACCGGACCCTGACGAATAAAGTAACGTTTATAGGCATCACTAAGAAGGTGATCCGCCACGAGTACTAATTCGTTCCAAACGGGGCCCTCCACCGTTCCGCGAATAGAAGAAGCGGCTTGCTCGGAAGGAGGAGCAGGATCCAATGGATCGTAAAGAGGGGAAAAGAGAACCGACCCTTGTTTAGTCGTCGGAGACCGCGTAATGTACCGGAACACAAGTCTTTTAAACTTGTACTCAGTGTAATTTGTAGCGATCCCCGATAACCAAGGGAAAGTTTCCGAGAGACCGGGATTGATCTCGATAAATTTCCGAAGAGTGAAGCTTGTAGCTCCAGCAATTTCAGAATCGATCAATTCGCGGTTACGAACCGTATAGACACGGTTCTTAGTGGAGATTTCGGGACCACCAGCCACCATCTTATTTCCAAGGGCGACACCGATATCGGTGGCACTCTTGTAACTAACATTCGCTGGTAGGAATCCTGTCAATTCTCCTACCGAAAACTTAGAAGAAGTTTTCGGTTTAACTCGGAGCCTCTTGATGTCTCGAGTGACACGTTTGAGGTCTTTATTAAATTTTGATTTATTATTATTATTGTTTTTAGGCATATTTGTATGGGATACCGCAATATACGAGCGGGACTGTGCATTAGTTCGAAACCAGTACGGGAGAGCCGTGCAGTCTCTAGGCATTTTGTTTAGCTGACTTTGTCATTTGGTCAATTACTCGAACTAACCCCATTTGTCACATTATACTTTTATAATGGACTATCCTTAAGCAAGATGGATAGCTGGAAGAATCTCTTTTCTTAGTTCCTCCAGTCTTGTCATAGCCTCGGCGGGATCCTCCGCCATCCACTCATTTCGTAGATAATCAACTTGTTCATTGTGTTCGCATAGGCGTTTCCAACTACTATCCCGAATGGAGTCGTAGTGAACATCATTGATTTGTCGTTGACGAATTCGATTATTCTTCTTGGAATATTGAATTATTTCGGGATGCTTTTCCCATATCGTCCGCGATCGATCATGAATTTCTTCCAAATCTTCACCACCTAACGGTAACGGATCGACGTATTCTTCTAAGTCTTTCAACTCAAAATTTCCGATTTCACCGATTTGAGGAAGTGTTAAACACCTCATCGCTATTAGGTTTGGTTCCCAATGGGCAAAGATTTGGGATAAGCTCAATGGCTTTACCGATTGCCATAGCTTTTCATAATCTCTACAAACTTTTCTCATATCTTCTAATGGTTCGCTTATCAAATTCCAACGTGCCATCATGGCCAGGTTAGCCACTAGATTATCATCCAACGGACCCTCTATGGGTTCCTCGAATGATTCTTCTAATCTAGGACTCTCGAACCTCAATTCGTCCATTTGTTCCTCTCGCCTTTTGCGATACAGGAATAACTCTGACTGATTGACTTGTCGTTTTATTTGATAATCCATCCGTTCGAATCGAACGCGGGGGATCAGTTCCCGGAAGATTTTGTCACATTTAGGGAAAATGGGTTTGGAACATCGGTCACGTTTCAGATTTTTCATCCAATAAACGAGACATTCCTCTATTTTGGTGGTCACGTGTTGTTTCGGATCAGCGAGCATTTGAGCGGCCAACTTTCGTTGAGTCACAGTAATCTCGATTTCACCTTTTTCGCAAACATCGGCACCAATTCCCATACCTCCTAAATGGACAGGTAAAAACCAATTCAAGTTTCGCACCCAGCTTTGGGGTCTACTCCTTGCGAAACGGGCCATGCATTTAGCGATGGCCGGACGAGCGAAAGGGCACAATGTGCACATTTCAGTCAAATCTCTTCCCAATTGTTCTGGATCGGCGTCTGCCTCTCCGTTCTTTTTGAGACTAAAACCGGTTACTAATTTCATGTTTAGATAACCGATCCGTTTGAAGATTTGATCGTAATTCCGGACGTAGTTCCTTGAATTGATTTGGAGAAAATCTTGTGAGTGATAAGATTTCCCGGGGGAAAGCTTCCAACCGATATTATCTACATACTTCCTCCATATTGGATAGAATTCCTCTGGAACAATGGCGGAAAGATCATCACCATTGACAAATAAAGTATGGATAATAGCAGCGCGAACTCTCGCGCTAGTACGGTTGGGAAGATCGGCGATTCCCATGTATTCGTCCACTGCTGCATAGAAAGCGGCAGCGTTGACCAGGCAAAGAACTGGAAAACTTTTTCGGTTTCCCATCCTCTGACCGGCCTGCTGTACAGTATCAGGCACATTAAAATAATAACCCTTCGCACGGAGTGTGTCGGGGTCATATTCTAATTGTCGTTCTGGATACCGGACGAAACATTCAGTGAATTCGCGGATTAATTCCTGTCGGGATAATCCACTTCCCTCTAAATTAATAATACTTAGAAAAGCATCTAAACCATAAGCACAAGCTTGTGGATTCATTGTGTCTGTAGCGGCCTTGTAATCGGCGCTCAAGCAATATGGCAATGAAGTATTATTACATCTAGAGATGATCTTATCGTCTAGGTCTTTGATCATAGTATTGTGTTTACTTTTCTTCCACAATTCGAGCATCAACCCTTGCAAGGGTTGTATGTAGCTCGAATAGTATCCGTCTTCAACACCAATAATACGACCTTTCCCAGGTTCGTAGATCACACATATCTTGGTTTGATTCAACCCTTTAGACTCAAAATATTTCTTTTGAGCATCAAAAGCGAAACTATACTGTTCCTTTCGATGTTGATCAAATTCTGCAGCCAACATATGTGGGTGGATTGGGTACGTTTTCCCAGTCAGTCGCGAAAATCCATATTTTTCGCGTCTCTCTTGATTATCAGGTATTCTGAATTTTTCGAATAAACTTCCACATCCACCTTCGTGGACAGGCGCTTGCAAGCAAGCAGCCATACTAGGGGTAAAGCTTGTAGCTCTAATCCCTTCGGAATTTTTATACGATTCTTCGAACATATCCTTTGCGATTTTATATAACCAAAATTTTGTTTCCGGCAGCAGATCAGGATGATCTGTCTTTCCCAAACTTAACTGGTTTCCCAATAAAGTTGTGGTAATCTTGTCGGTCGGTATTTTCGGCCATAACCGCTTGCATTGTAGTAGAGAAATAAGGAAAGGTTTGTCCTTGCGCATACGCGCGATCCCTACAAAACGACGCAAAAATCCGGAGTAAAGAACGTCGGTTTCTTCTATAAAACCGGGTCTGATAGGTGGATCCTTTGTGGATTTAACTACCAGCCAGACGTCCCTACTGGTAAAGTAAGATACGTATTCCATTATTTTCGTGTTTGATTCAAGAAGGGTCAAACGCTTGTGAATAAAGGAAAAGCTCTTTACGAGCTTCGTATATTCTTTATCTTTAGGAAAAGATTGATATAATTTACATACTATTACATATAATAGTGAAAGAATTATACTCCGTGAGAAGGAAGATCTATTATTCGGATCTCTGTTCTCAACCTCCGGGCAAGCGGCCTGGAGGATTCTTCTAACGTGTTTGTTGAGCCAACAGGTATCATCGAGTGATGATATCTCGGACTCAGCCGACAAACTTGACATTAGACCAGCATTTCCTGAACTGGCGCAAGGCATTCGTTGTTCTTTCATCGTAAGATAAAAGGGACGGCGGGGGCTTACCGTTGGTTTAAAA